AGCCTCCTACAACAAGGCGAACCCCGGCAAGCCGGGCCTGAAGGCCCCCGCTCCAAATCCAAAGACCGACAAAGACGCAGCACGGCGAAAGTCCTTCTGCGCCAGAATGTCTGGGATGAAGTCCAAGCTGACGAGTTCCAAGACAGCCAAAGACCCGAACAGCCGTATAAACAAGAGTCTTAGAGCGTGGAAGTGTTGAAATGGACATGATGCTTTGGAACCTGATTCTGAGTGGTGTTATTGCACTGGTCGGATGGGTATTACGTGAAAAAGCCGCTGAATTAGGCCGTATTACGATACTGGTTAACCGTACACGCGAGGAAATCGCCAAAGAGTACGTGACTAAAGCAGATGTCCATCACGACATTAACCGCGTTATCGACCGGCTTGATCGACTAGATAACAAGATAGATGTATTTATTCGAGAGCAAAAAAGCTCTAATAGCTAAGGAACTACCATGACCCCCAACCAAATGCGTAAGAAAGCGGATGAAATTGAAGCCGCAGGTGGCCCTAATGCGACAGAGCGTGCCAACGCTCTTCGTGACCGTGCAAACGATATGGAAGAAGAAGGGTACCAAAAGAGCGGTGGCGGTTACGGTATGAAAAAAGGCGGCAAGGTGCCCAAAGGCATGCATCGTATGCCCGACGGCAAGATGATGAAAGACAGCGAGCATAAAAAGAAAAAGCCCAAGAAGATGATGGGTGGCGGCACAATGAAGTACGCGCACGGCGGCTCAATTGATGGCGTTGCTGTTCGTGGCAAGACTCGCGGTCGTATGTGTTAAGGGGGTAAATCATGGCTTTTAACCCAAGAAGTAGTAACCGTGGTCGTGGGCGTGGTGGATTTGGAAGCAATCGCTCATCACGTACACAACCTGCTCCGCGCCCCGCTCAACGTGGGCCCCTCCCTGCTGGCGGACCTGAGCGTGCGCGTCAAGCAGCCGCAATGGGTCAAATGCGGCCTCCTGCGGGGGGACCTGAGCGTGCGCGTCAAGCAGCCGCAATGGGTCAAATGCGGCCTCCTGCTGGCGGACCTCAACGTGCTCAACAAGGCCCGATGCCTGCGCGTCAAGCAGCCGCAATGGGTCAAATGCGGCCTCCTGCGGGGGGACCTGAGCGTGCTCGTCAAAGTGGACCTATGGCAGCAATGGATTTAGCGCGTCAAGCAGTCGCAAGCGGTCAAATGCGTCCTAGTGCTCAACAAGGCCCGATGCCTCAGATGCCACCTCCCAGTGCCATGAACCCGTCTATGCAGAAACCCGGGATGCCTCAGATGCCACCTCCCAGTGCCATGAACCCGTCCATGCAGAAACCCGGGATGCCCGGTACCGCCCTTGCTGCAGCGCCTCGTATGAAAAAAGGCGGTTCAGTTAAATCTCGTGATGGTATCGCCAAGCGTGGTAAGACCAAAGGAAGGATGTGCTGACATGATGAATTGTCGCGGTATGGGTCGGGCTATGAAGCCGGTTGCCTTTAGCAATAAAGGCCGGGTGAAAACCACCGAAAAAAACGGCCCAGAAGGTCACCGCGATGATGAATGGCGTTTTGTTCCACCTAAGGGTCAGCGCAAGATGCCGTACTACCCCCCTAAAGACGAAGGCGACAAGGTCGTAGAGGCTAAAAAGGGCGGTAAGGTCAAGTCAAAAGTAAATCAAGCTGGTAACTACACCAAGCCTAGTATGCGTAAAAAGCTGTTTGAGTCAATTAAGGCGCAGGCAGTTCAGGGTACAGCCGCTGGTCAATGGTCAGCCCGTAAGGCGCAGTTGCTAGCTAAAAAGTACAAAGAGAAAGGCGGTGGCTATCGTGGCTGAAAAATACGATTACCGCAGTAAAGTCCGAAAAGACATCGATCCTAGCGAAATCATACCGACTAGAAAGTCGTCTGGGTCTAAGCTAAGGCTACCCGGTAGTATGAAAGCTCCGAAGAGTAAAAGTTCGGACCTTGCGAATACGCTGGCTATGTTCGAGAAGATGTCTTCTAATAAAAAAGAAGTGAAGGCTAAAAGCGGTAAGTGGATTCAGTCCGCTATCAAAAAGCCGGGTGCGCTGCGTAAGTCTATGGGTGTTAAGGCTGGTGAAACTATCCCAGCTAAAAAACTTGCCAAGGCAGCACAAGCCCCGGGTAAGATGGGTCAACGTGCTCGTCTAGCCCAGACACTGCGGAAAATGAAAAAGTGAAGAAGCCGCAGCAGTCGTTAAAGGCTTGGACAGCCCAGAAATGGAGAACCAAGAGTGGTAAAAAATCTTCTGAAACAGGTGAAAGATACTTGCCAGAGTCTGCTATCAAAGCTCTTAGCCCTGCGGAGTACGCTGCTACAACTCGTGCAAAACGCAAAGGCAAAGCTGCTGGACAGCAGTTCGTCAAGCAACCCCAAGGAATAGCTAAGAAGGTTGCTCCGCACAGGAATCGAGGTAAATAATGGCTACATCAGGCACCGCAATATTCAATATGGACTTGGCCGAATTGGTCGAGGAGGCGTTTGAGCGTGCTGGTTCTGAGTTACGTACCGGCTATGACCTTCGCACTGCACGGCGCAGCCTGAATCTTATGTTCACTGACTGGTCTAACCGGGGCATTAACCTGTGGACAGTTGAGCAGGGGTCGCAAGTACTTACTCCGGGCACAGGCACCTATACTCTACCGGCTGATACAGTTGATCTTTTAGAACACGTAATCCGTACGGACGCGGGGTCTTCGGCTAGCCAAGCTGATTTGAGTGTTTCACGCATTAGTGTATCTACATACGCTAGCATACCGAACAAATTAACTCAGGGTAGACCCGTACAGATATACATTGATCGTCAGGAAAGCGCTCCATCGGTCAGCTTGTGGCCTATCCCAGATACAGCCCAGACGTACACACTGGTGTACTGGCGTTTACGTCGTATCCAAGATGCTGGCAACGGTGTAAATACAATGGACGTGCCGTTCCGGTTTTTAAACTGCTTGACAGCAGGTCTAGCGTATTACTTGGCGCTAAAGTTACCAAACGGACTTGGACGTATTGACTTACTCAAACAACAGTATGACGAAGCGTGGGAGCTTGCTGCTACTGAAGATAGAGAAAAAGCTACGTTCCAACTTGTACCACGGTACATGACTATAGGGTAAACCCTAATGTCTTCTAAATACGCCCAAGGTAAACACACCATCGCCGAGTGCGACCGGTGTGGGTTCCGCTATAAGCGTAAGACACTTAAAGAGTTGGTAGTTAACGAGGCTCCGACTAATCTTCAGGTTTGTACGGAGTGTTGGGAAGCAGATCAACCGCAGTATAAAGTTGGTAAATACCCTGTGGTTGATCCACAGGCGATTATGAATCCACGCCCAGATCGTTCTCTTGAGTACACAGGAGCGCCGACGGCGTCTAGAGACATAGAATGGGGCTGGGGCCCCTTGTATGGAGTGCAATCTTCGGGTACAGTTGGCACTGTTACGGTATCCACATCGTAAGGAGTTAGTATGAAAAAAACAGCAGACTTAAATAAGTATCAACAACCTAAGCCGGTACCCGTCCCTAAGACGGCTGGGTATCCTGAAACTGGGGTTAAAACTTCCGGTGTCAAGATTCGCGGCACGGGCGCTGCTACTAAAGGCACTATGGCCCGAGGACCAATGGCGTGAAGACACTTATAGAATCTAGACAGCTAAAGAGCGGCGCTATTGAACCGACTCACGAGATTGAAGTCGTGTGCGTCCATTGCAACGATCCAGTTAGCGCTGCTGAAGAGTCTACTGGCGTTTGCACCAATTGCGGCGAGCCTTGGCAGGCCAAGCAGAGCGTTAAGATTTGGGCTACTTCCGTGCCGTGGGCTAGCGGCGGAGTTATGTAATGAACTACTCTGAGTTGACGACTGCTATACAGGACTACACTGAAAATACTTTCAGTGCAACAGAGCTTGCTACATTTGTTGAGCAAGCCGAGCAGCGTATCTACAACTCAATTCAGTTCCCGTCTTTACGCAAAAACGTAACCGGTACAACCACTACTGGAATCAAATACTTAAACTGTCCGAACGATTTCCTGTCAAGTCATTCTTTGGCAGTAATTGATGGGTCGGGTAACTACGAGTACTTGCTTAATAAAGACACTAACTTTATACGTCAAGCGTACCCTAGCCCTACCTCTACCGGAATTCCAAAATACTATGCAATTTTTGGCCCTCAGTCTAGCAATCCAGACGAGTTGACTTTTATTCTTGGTCCAACTCCCGACGCTAACTACACGGTAGAGATGCACTATTACTACTATCCGAACTCGATTGTTACTGCCGGTACGTCGTGGCTTGGAGATAATTTTGATTCCGTACTGTTGTACGGCTCTTTGGTCGAGGCTTACACCTTTATGAAAGGTGAGTCTGACTTACTGCAGCTATACAATGCTAAGTACAACGAGGCACTTCAACTAGCTAAACGGCTTGGAGATGGGCTTGAAAGGCAAGACTCGTACCGTTCTGGTCAGGTACGTGTTCCAATAACTTGATTTGACAGGAGCTTAAAATGGCTATTACCCAAGCAATGTGCACCAGCTTTAAAGTTGATTTGCTCGACGGCGAACACGATTTTGGAGTTGACACATTTAAGATCGCGCTGTACACGTCTTCAGCTACGCTGGATGCAACTACTACTGCGTACTCAGCGACAAACGAAACATCAGGTACTGGTTACACCGCAGGTGGAAACACACTGACTGTGTCAGTTACGCCGACTTCGTCCAGTACAACTGCTTACATTTCTTTCAGTAACACCACTTGGTCTACTGCGTCAATTACTGCTCGCGGTGCTTTGATTTACAACAGCACTAACGCCAACAAGGCGGTGGCAGTCCTCGATTTTGGAAGCGACAAAACGTCTACGGCTGGTGATTTTACAATCCAGTTCCCGGCGGCTGACGCTTCCAACGCTATTATCCGTATCGCTTAATAGGAGGGGCAAATGGCCCTGTCACTCAAAGACCGCGTCCGTGAGTCCTCGTCCACGACGGGTACGGGCACTATTACGCTCGCCGGGGCCTATGTAGGCTTCCAAACTTTTGCTTCTACCATTAGTGATGGGGATACGGTGTATTACACCATCCACAATACTGCACCGGGGTACGAGACTGAGTGGGAAGTTGGATTAGGCACGTTTACTCTAAGTGGTACGACTTTGAGTCGGGATACTATCCTGTCCTCTAGTAATTCCGACTTAGCGGTTTCTTTCAACGCTGGCACTAAAGAGGTGTTTATCGCCCAGCCAGCCGAGAAGGCGGTCTTTGAAGATGGCTCTAATAACGTAACGGTTGGTGGCAAGATTACGGTTGGTACTGGCCCGTCTGCTGACCTCGATGTGGCGACAAAAGGCTATGTAGATAACGCCACCTCCGCTGCGCTGCACTACCACGACCCGGTTCGGGTTGAATCCCCCATTGCGTTGACTGTTACGTACAACAACGGCACTGCTGGTGTTGGAGCTACGCTTACCAATGCAGGTACGCAAGCAGCGCTTGTTATTGATGGGATCACACTAAATGTAGCCGACCGTGTTTTGATTTACCAACAGGCCGATGCTACACAGAACGGCGTTTACACGGTTACGGATGTTGGCTCTGGCTCAACAAACTGGGTACTTACCCGTGCAACTGACGCGGATTCTTACGGCCCAAGCGACCCGGATTCTTTTGGGGCGGGTGATTCATTCTATGTACAACAAGGTGATACCGGGGCGGGTGAGTCGTATGTGCTGACGACTACAGGTACGATTACCTTCGGCACTACAAACATCACGTTCTCCCAGTTTGCTGCCACTCCAGCTTATACCGGCGGCACGAACATTAACGTTACCGGTCAGACTATTTCTATTACCGGAACGATCGACGAGACCAACGGCGGTACCGGCACTAACACCTATACGCTTGGCGATGTTCTGTACTCTAATGCAAGCGACTCACTTGCGAGGCTGGCGGGCAACACGACTACAACAGCGAAATACCTGACTCAGACAGGTACCGGTTCAGCTTCTGCTGCGCCTACTTGGACTGCGTTGGCGGCTTCCGCAACTACTGACACCACAGATGCGTCCAACATTTCTTCAGGTACTTTATCCTCCGCTCGGATTTCTGGTTCTTATACTGGAATTACTGGCGTTGGTACTCTTACTGCCGGTACTTGGAACGCTAGCACTATTGGCGCTGCTTATGGCGGTACTGGACTTACTAGCTACACAATTGGTGACATTGTTTACGCGTCTGGTTCAACGACCCTAAGCAAACTAGCCGATGTCGCCACAGGCAACGCACTCCTCTCTGGTGGTGTTGGCGTGGCTCCTAGTTGGGGTAAGGTAGCGCTGACTACCCACGTCTCCGGCATATTGCCTATTGCTAATGGCGGTACGAACTCTTCGACGGCAGATGGTGGGTTTAATAATTTAGCTCCGTCTCAAACCGGTAACTCCGGTAAGTACTTGACCACAAACGGGTCAGCTACGTCATGGGCAGTAGTACCCGCCCCAAACAATGGCACGCTGACAATGGCGGTGTCAGGCACAGGGCTGTCTGGTTCAGCTACGTTTACGGCAGATCAGTCAGGTAGCTCGACCTTTACGGTAACCAGTAACGCTACCAACGCAAACACAGCTTCTACTATCGTTGCCCGCGATGCTTCTGGTAACTTCACTGCTGGAACTATTACGGCTGCGCTGACGGGTAACGCTTCGACCGCCACTGCGTTGGCAACTGCCCGCACAATTGGTGGTGTATCTTTTGATGGTACCGCTAACATCAACTTGCCCGGGGTTAACTCAGCAGGTAATCAGGATACTTCTGGCAATGCCGCTACTGCCACAACGGCCACAACCGCCACAACCGCCACAACCGCCACAACAGCCACCACAGCAAACGCACTAAACACTGGCAATAACTATCAAGTCAATTCATTTGGTGTTGGTACTGCGGCTTCTGGTACGGCTGGTGAGATTCGCGCTACAAACAACATCACGGCGTATTACTCTGACGACCGACTTAAAACCAAGTTGGGTAATATTGGAAACGCGCTTGATAAGATTGATTCCCTTGCTGGCTTCTATTACGAGGCAAACCAAACAGCGCAGGATTTAGGTTACGAAGTTGTCCGTGAAGTAGGTGTATCCGCTCAGTCAGTCCAAGCCGTTATGCCTGAAGTTGTTGCCCCCGCGCCTATTGATGAGAAGTACTTGACTGTGCGTTATGAACGTTTAGTCCCGTTGCTTATTGAAGGCATAAAAGAACTTCGCGCAGAGATTAAAGCCCTGAAAGGCGAGTAATGGCTTACGCCCAGTACCCGTTTGCCGCAGCCCCGTTTGCAACGTCCATAATTGAGTCGCCTAATGCGCTCGTTGCTGTTACGGGGGTGGAAGCAACCGGTACGGTTGGTACTGTTGATTTCGTTACTGACCAGATTCTGGCTCAGACAGGGGTTGAGGGTACAGGACAGACAGGTACTGTCTCTATTTATGCAGAGGCTAATGTATCTCTGACCGGTGTTAGTGGTACGGCTACGCTTGGGGATATTAGTCTTGTTACCAACAACGTAATTGCTGAGACGGGTGTTGCTGGTACTACGGCGCTTGGCGCGATAACTGTTACCGCCGATGCTAATGCGCCCACTGCCGGGCTCGCGGCTACCACTGCGCTGGGGAACATTAGTCTTGTTACCAACAACATTATTTCGGTTACTGGACTTGTCGGTACGACTGCGCTTGGTAATGCAACGGCTACCGGGTCTAGTTTAATATCAGTAACGGGTCTTGTAGGTACAACGGCTCTTGGTACTGCTTCGGCAACCGGTGCCTCTATAGTATCCGTAGCGGGGGTGTACGGTTTAGGTGTTATTGGATACACTAACGTATGGGGGCTGGTTGATACAAGTCAGACCCCTAGTTGGACACAAATTCCAACGTAAGGACAAAAAATGGCATCGAATTACTCTACTAACCTAAAGATTGAGCTTGTTGCCACAGGTGAACAAGCTGGTACTTGGGGTACAACTACTAATACTAACCTTGGCACAGCGCTAGAAGAAGCCATTGTCGGTTACGGTAACCCGAACTTTACGTCGGATGCTGACTTAACTTTAACACTTTCAGATTCAAATGCCACACAGGTAGCTCGTAATTTGGTGTTAAACGTTACATCCAGTGGTAGCCTTACAGCTACGCGTAATTTGGTTGTGCCAACAATTGAGAAACCTTATGTAGTACAGAATAATACTTCTGGCGGTCAAAGCATTATTGTTAAAACCTCCGGTGGTTCTGGCATTACGGTGCCCAATGGTAAGTCGATGTTTTTGTATGTCGATGGGACTAATGTTACCGAGGTTACAACGCATATACCGGTTTCTTCGGGTGGTACAGGTGCTTCAACAGCGTCTGACGCTCGAACAAACCTTGGCTTGGTAATTGGTACCGATGTTCCATCTCCAACCGGTACAGGCGCATCTGGTACATGGGATATATCAATTACTGGAAACGCTGCGAGTGCTAACAACATTACGAACTCGGGTGGTTGGAGTATTACGCCCAGCGGGACTGATCTTCTTTTTAGCTATGACGGTACTAATGTTGGTAAGCTAGATTCTTCTGGTAACTTAACAGTTATCGGTAACATCACGGCCTACGGTACTGTTTAAGGAGGTAAAAAATGGCATTACCTAGTTCTGGCGCAATATCGTTCAATGACGTTAACGTCGAACTTGGCTTATCTGGTACGGCTCAAATTAGTCTGAATGATGCTGCTGTACGTGGTTTGTTTGGAGTAGCAAGCGGGGCGATTTCCATGTCTGACGGCTATGGAAAGTCTAGTGAATTTGCTTTCACCATTGCAAGCAATACCACTGACGCAAACTTACGGTCGCTTGCAGTAGCCGCTGGATGGGATGAATCCACATCGCTTGTTGCCACATTAGACTCTGGCATTTACATAAGCAGTACGGGTACAGGTACGCCAGCCCTGACAATTAACGGCGCATTCCCAAGCGGCGTTAAGTTTGTAAACAACGGCACTGTGGTCGGTGACGGCGGTAATGGCGGTAGCGGTGGATACGCATATAACTCACCGCCCGGACAGCCCGGTGGCGTCGGTGGTCTTGCCCTGTTAATTTCTGTTCCTGTAAGTATTGAAAACAATGGGACCATTGCTGGTGGCGGCGGTGGCGGTGGCGGTGGCGGTGGATCGGTATACACCATAGGTAAGGCCATTGGCTACGACTATGGCGGTGGCGGCGGCGGCGGTCGGTCTGGCTTAACAAACTCATCTGGTGGCACAAGTGGCGCTTACGCTGGTAATGCTGGCACAGTAAGTGCCGCTGGCTCTGGTGGCGCTGGTCGCAATACTTCTGGTGTTGGTGGCGCGGGTGGCGGCTGGGGTTCTAGCGGATCGGCTGGTGCAAAGGCTTATGGCGCTGGCGATCCCGGCGCGGGTGGCGGTGGCGGCGCGGCCACATCAGGACAGTCTTATGTGACTTGGTTGGCAACGGGAACAAGATACGGCACACTTGGATAAAGGAAAAAATGATGAGCATAGAATATACATACTCAATTGAATCTGTTGATACAGAGGCGCGTTGCATGGTTGTTGTCTACGAGGCAGACGGTCATCCAACTCAACATATTGGCGCACGCATACCTTTTGACGGCGAATCGCTGGAAGATGTAATTGCGATGTATGCGCCAGTACAATACTGGGAGACGTTAAAGCGTCCGATATCGGTTCCAGCCGTTGGATCAAGCGGCACAATTGTGCCAACAGTTGAAGTTCAGCCTGAAAATGTGCTGGCAGATACAGTGTTTGTGTTGAAAGCGGAAGACGTATGAGTCCAATAATGGAATTTAAGCGCCACACCATATTTGGTTGGACTTATTTTTACAAAGAGTTACCTGCTGGTTACAGGTACAGCGTGGTTGTGCCTACTGACACAAGTTTTGCCGCCGCCAAAACAATTGCGTACTGGGTGGCTGGAAATGTAGTAAGCGAAAGCAACGTTCGCGGCAGAGCCGCAGGCGACCTTACCGATTTGAGTTTGTCACTACCTGCTGGTAAATACATTTGGAAAGTAGAATCAGACACAAAATGGTGGTGTACGCACGCGGTTGCTAACGGCGGCGAAGTGCCAGAAGTGACAAAAACTATTATTGAAGCTGGCGACACCGCCACGTTTGATGTTGGCGCTTTGCTTTTTTTGGCAGAGGGCAAGTTTACGGTCAATGGCGGCGATGCTGTTCAAGGGCCAAAAACGTATAAAGTGGTGACCGAGGGAACTCAATTTACTGCAATAACAAAAACTTATGGGCTGATGTTTAACAAGGAGCGGTAATGCTTAGACATAAAGACTGGATGGCAACAATTGCTTATCACATTGGCGTTGTTGCCTTTTTGTATGCGTTGTTTGTAAATACGTCTTTATTCCCGTATGCGATTGCCATGTACGTGGTTGGCACGTTCACTGTTAGCGTTGGATACCACAGGCTTTTTTGTCATGGCGCTTTTGAAACCAATCGTTTCTGGCATAGTTTTTTTGCGTTATACGGCGTTCTGTTTATGTACAGCAGTGCTTTGCAATGGGTTGTAACGCACGCTACGCATCATCAATATCCCGATTCAGACAAAGACCCGCATGAAAAACCAATGACCATGACAACAATGCTCCGAAAGAGCTACCGTAATGTGCCAATGAAAACAATATTGTGCCGCAGGATGTTAAGAGACCCGCTACAACTTTTCATCGACAAGTATTACGTTGGAATTTGGGCTGTTATGGCTCTTGCAATTTTTGCAATATCTCCAGAGTTTTTTGTTTTTGGTTATTTGCCAGCAGTCGGCATGGCGCATTTTGTTGGCGCTTGCCACAACACATTTAGCCACATGGGAGACAAGCCGCGAGACTGGTGGTTTATGGAGTTTATCCTGCCGTCATCAGGTGAGTGGTTGCATGGATCGCATCACAACCGCGCAAGGTCTTGGAAATTTTCGTCTAAATGGTATCACTTTGATTTGGGATCATTGGTTGTCAGGATGATAAAAAAACGAACCGCTTAGTGTAGAAGTTACTTACGCAAATGTCTTCAACGTCAAAAACCAAGGTACTTTTGCGTAGCGTAACGTTACTAAAAATGTTTGTGGTGTTGCCGTTGCTCCCATTTTTGGTTTTTTACACGTTGTTTGAGTCAGACCAGTGGTTGTTTGTTGTTTTGTGCGGCGCTTTGTTGTATTACCCCGTGCACCAACTTGGACAAGCAATTGGATATCACAAACTGTTTGCCCACAGAGCTTTTAAGGCGCGGCGTTTTTATCCATACCTGTGCGCCTTTTTTGGTTCAATAGCCTTTTATGGCGACCCTCTTAGTTCGGCAATGATCCATAGGGCGCACCATAAATATTCAGACACAGACAAGGACCCGCACACGCCACTGCATGGTCGATTTCATGCGTATATTGGCTGGATTGCCACATACAGACCAACCCCAAAAGATGTGTTGCGCGTTCAAGACTTAATGCGAGACTACCCTTGGATGCTTACGTTCCGCAAATATGAGTGGCTTGTGCCTTGGGTCTTTCACGTGTCTCTGTATGCGCTGTCGCCTCTTATAAGTTGTGCTTTTTTGATTGCCTGTCAGCTATCAATCCATAACGCCCTTTTTGTAAACGCATTTTCGCACAACCCTAAAATAGAGGGACTAGACAAGTCTGTTGACAATTTGTTTTTGGCGCGTTTTGTTAACCCTATATTCTTACACAAGCATCACCACAAGCACGGGCAGTTGCTTGACTATTCATCAAGCGGTGTGACAGACTATTGGTCAAGGCTTGTTGGATTGTTACTACAAGCGCCAAATACCAAATAAAATGGTGAAAACAACCACTTAAAAAGAAAGTACGAACAGATGTTTTCATGCACGCTTACGAAAGAGTTTCAGACTGACAACGGCCGCACCCTGCGAGTCTATGACGACGTGTTTGATTTGCAGTACCGTTATGCTGTGATGGCTTTTGCCCAAGCGTCACTGTTTCGGATTGGGTGGGCTGACAATTTAACACCAGAAAAATCTCAGTACCAAAGCCTGCACTCTGCTTATTCTGCGGAAGACATTGAGCGTTTGGGCGTGTTAGAACGTCTGGCGAACACGCCTGTGGCGCAAGAGATGGTGGGGCACAAAGTAGAAAAGTGCATTCTTAACCTGTCTACCGCATCCGATGCCAATTTTATTCATGCTCACCCAGAAGACAAAGTTTTGCTGTACTACGTAAATTTGGAATGGCAAGACGGTTGGCACGGTGAGACGCTGTTTTATGAAGAAACTGGCAAAGATGTTGTGTTTGCAAACGCCTATACGCCCAACCGCTTAATTGCGTTTGATGCAAAAATACCGCACACAATTCGCCCGCAGTCTCATTTAGCGCCTCAATACCGACTAACTTTGGCCGTGATTCTTAACAAATGTTAATTGCAGATAATGTTTTGGATGAGCAAAGCCTGTGGGTAATGCAGGACCACTTTGAAGACGTTGCTTATCATCAGTTGCGTTGGATTGACGGCACGCTTGACGAATTTATGGAATTAAAGTCACCTGTGTCTAGTATTTTGAACGTAGCCTCTCGCGTATTTGATTTGTCTGGGATGAGCGGCGTTGAGCAGTGGGCGCACGACGGCACAAAAACTGATTGGCATATAGATATGGATGAAGTTTTGGTCAGGCGCACAGGTGAGGTGGCAACGCCGATATGTAGCATTGTTTTTTACGCAAGTATTGAATCACTAATCGGCGGCAAGTTTATGACAAAAGATGTAGCCATCAATCCCAAAACAAATCGAATGATAGTGTTTGGACCAAATATTGAACACGGGGTATCCGATTTTACTGGGACTCGCGTTGCTGTTGCCATTAACCCTTGGGCTACAAAACCGCAAGGATACAGGTAAAAAATGGACCCGATTAGTCTTTTTATGGCGGCTACGGCTGCATTTAATACAGTCAAGAAGCTGGTCGAAGCTGGTCGTGAAGTCGAGGATGTGCTCGGTCAAATCGGCGCATGGATGGGTAAAGTCAGCGAACTCAACGCGCTCGACAACAAAAAACCCAGTATCTTCAAACGCATCGGCAGCGGCAAGTCTGTCGAACAAGAGGCAATGGAGCAGCTCCAACGCCGGGAAGCTGTACGTAAGCAACACCTAGAGTTGATGTCTATGGTCAAGCTGCGTTATGGTCCGCAGGCGTTTGAAGAGCTGCTGCAAATGCAGCGCCAGATTAAGCTCAAGCGCGAGCGCGAGATCATTTTCCAAGCCCAGCGCCGCAAAGACGTGATGATGTACTGCCTGCTTGCGGTCGTTTTGGGTCTGGGTATTTGGGCGATTTGGGGTATGGTCGCCACGGCGATTGAATGGAAGCAAAACGGTGTATGAAAGCAACTGTATTGTTTATAGCGAAATACATTACGGTTAGAGTCCTGTGGTTTATGGCGGGGTTTATGTTGGTAGCCGCAATATTTGCAATCGCTGGATGTTCTGACCAATACCGCTACCCATGCCAAGACCCTGCAAATCAGGGTAAACCCGAATGTATGCCGCCTGAATGTGTGGCTGATGGCACTTGCACCGACTACCTTGTGGAGATACACAAATGAAACCAAGTTTAGATGAGTGGCTGCGCTTTGTTGTTGGCGTTACGATGGCGCTTACACTGGTCGGTATTGTCGGCGTGGTGCTTTATTCTCTTGTTTTTGTAACGCAACCTATGGTTGGTCAGGCTCCCAACGACGCGGAGTTTTTTAAACTGGTCAACCCAATTGCTACTTTCATTGTTGGTGCGCTGTCTGGCATCATGGTAGGCACCAAAAGCAACAAGAAGGAGGCCGAGTAATGATTCCACTCGCAGGACTATTGGAAATCGGCGGCAAGCTCGTCGATAAGCTAATCCCAGACCCCGAAGCCAAGGCCAAGGCCCAAGCAGAGCTGCTCAAGATGCAGCAAGACGGTGAGCTGGCAAAGATGGCTAATGACACCAAGCTGTACGAAACTGAGCAGAACAACCTGACAGATCGTCTGAAGGCGGATATGGCGAGCGATAGCTGGCTGTCTAAGAACATCCGGCCCATGACGCTGTGCGCCATTCTGTTGGGCTACTTCACTTTTGCCATGATGTCAGCTTTCGGTAAGGATGCCAATCCAGCCTATGTCGAGTTGCTTGGGCAGTGGGGCATGCTTATTATGTCGTTTTACTTTGGCGGACGCACGTTGGAGAAGATCATCGACATGAAGGGTAAGAAGTAGTGTTGTGGATACCCACCGCCTTCGTGTGTTTGGTGAGTGGTGAGTGTGCCTTTCACTATTCTTACGTCGAGCGGTATCTGCATGAGTGCGAAGCGGTCAACCGCAAAGCTGCCCAGAAAATGCAACAAGACCCGGACGTTCGGGCGTACGATGTGACCTGTATTCAGGTGCTACTAAAGGAAACTGGAAATGCAACTAACGAGAAACTTCAGCCTAGCGGAGATGACCAAGAGCGATACAGCCTTACGCCTAGATATGGACAATACTCCCGGTGAAGAAGAGATTGCCAACATGACCGCTCTATGCGAAAATGTGCTCCAACCTGTGCGTGAGCATTATGGTATGGGCGTTAAAGTCAATTCGGGCTTCCGCCACCCAGATGTAAACGCGAAAGTTGGAGGTTCTAAAACTTCAGATCACTGCAAGGGTATGGCGGCGGACATTGAGATTCCCGGCATTGCCAACGCAGATTTAGCGCAATGGATTGTGGATCACATGCAGTTTCGCCAAGTTATTCTGGAGTTCTACACCCCCGGCGTCCCCGACTCAGGCTGGGTGCATGTGAGCTTTAATCCTGCGGACAACAAAAAGCAAGTGCTTACTGCTACCAAAAAAGATGGTAAAACGGTGTACTTGCCCGGACTCGTAGCCTAACTATGCCATTACAAGCACTTAAATTTCAGCCGGGCGTAAGTCGAAACTCAACTACTCTCTCTAATGAAGGTAGTTGGTTTGAGTGCGACAAAGTGCGGTTTCGCGGTGGTTTACCCGAAAAAATTGGTGGGTGGTCGAAGGATAGTGGACCACTTGAGTCTACGTTAGCACCACCTACAGGTACTTTCTGGGGCGTGTGTCGTTCTCTGTGGAACTGGATTACGCTTCTTGGCGCTAATCTGTTGGGTATGGGGACTCATCTTAAGTTCTATATACAAGATTCAACCGACGGTAATTTATATGACGTTACCCCAATACGTGCTACGTTTACATCTACCGTCACGGACAACTGCTTTACTGCTACTAACGGGTCAGCAGTTATAAATGTAGAGATTACTGGGCACAACGCCCAAACCGGGGATTTTGTTACTTTTAGTGGCGCTGCTGGACTTGGGGGTAATATAACCGCTGATGTACTTAATGCGGAACACCAAGTAACCTATGTTGATTCTAACAACTTAACAATAACGGTTTCCGCTACGGCAAATGCCACCGACGCTGCTAGCTCTCCGGGTGGTGGTACTTCAATTACCGCAGCGTTTCAAATTAATACAGGTAACGCAACGTATGCTACAGCTACTGGTTTCGGTGCTGGTGGGTGGGGCGGTGCGACAGCAGGTTTTTCAGATACTGGTTGGGGCGAGTCCGCTGCTTCCGGTATAGGCGTTAATATGCGCCTGTGGAGTCAGACTAACTACGGCGAGAATTTGTTAATTAACCCTCGCGGTGGCCCTCTATACTTGTGGCTATGCCAATCCCCCGGCGTATATAACCGCGCTCAGATTCTTTCGTCTGCTAATACAAACACAGCCACTAACAGTCAGGGTACTACAGCAGCGTTTTGGCAGACAGATGCCAACTGCCCAAGTAAGTGCAACTTCGTCCATGTATCTGACTCGTCACGTTTTGTAATTGCCTTCGGGTGTAATGATTACGGTTCATCTGATATGAACCCGTTGCTTGTACGTTGGTCAGACCAAGAAGATTACGGTACTTGGACACCTGGAATTACCAATCAGGCAGGTAGTTTTACGCTATCCGCAGGCTCTGAAATCGTTGCTATTAAAGCGCAGCGGCAAGAAATTTTGGTATTTACCGATGCCGCCGTCTACTCTATGCAGTACCTTGGCGCTCCCTACGTATGGGGTTTCCAGCAGGTAGGTTCTAACATATCTATTACTGGCCCTAACGCAGTAACAACCGCTGCTAACCTTACCTTCTGGATGGGTGAGGATAAGTTTTATGTGTACGATGGTCGCGTTCAGACGCTTCCGTGTCCGCTGTGGCAATGGGTGTTCTACAACATTAACAAGAACCAACACTATCAAATTTTTGCCACTACAAACGAAGGCTTTGATGAAATTTGGTGGTTCTACTGCTCTGAAAGCTCAGACATTATTGACCGGTATGTTGTATTTAACTACTCCGAAAAAGTTTGGTATTACGGCACTTTAGACCGCACAGCGTGGTTAGATACCCCGCTACGTAACAATCCGGTTGCGGCTGGGTTTGCTGGTACAAACGGCAATTTGTATAACCACGAGAGTGGCGTCGATGCCGACGGTAGCGCCATGACTGCTTACATTACTTCCGCCGACTTTAACCTTCAAGACGGTTATAGCTTCCAGTACGGCTGGCGCATGCTGCCTGATATTAAGTTTGACGGCTCTACTGCGGTAGCCCCCGAAGTGACAGTAAGTTTGACCCCTAGACAGTACCCCGGCAGTGCTTATGGAACGCCCGTGACTGGAGATGTTGTAAGCGCCAATAACTATTCGGCTACTCGTCAATATACGGTGCAGCAGTTTACAAACCAACTGCCAATCCGAGTACGTGGTCGTCAGATGGCGTTTAAGATCGAGTCAAACACGCTTGGAACCCAGTGGCAACTTGGTGTGCCAAGTATTGACTTGAAACAAGATGGACGGCGCTAATGGCTAGAGTTTTGCTTGATGGTTTGGCCCCGCCTCGCTTGCCGACGGCGGATGATGCCTATTCCAGACAATACCAAGATCAGCATAACAACATACTCCGGTTGTTTTTTAACCGACTTAGTAATATTACGAGCGCCATCACTGGGGTTAATGGCGGGCAGTATATAGACTGCCCCAACGGCTTGTTTTTTAACACAGCCTCACAGACCCTAGCGGCTATCAATACTGGTGAGGCCATAGTTTTTAACACTACGTACTTACATAACGCCGTTGATAGGAACACAATTGATACGTCTAAGATAGAAATAGATATCAGTGGTGTCTACAACTTCCAGTACACAGGGCAACTTAAAAGCACAAACGCTAGCTCAAAAACCGTATGGATTTGGCTAGTTCGTAGTGGAACAACTATTGGCTACTCTACCCGTGCGTATACATTGAGTTTAAACAACGAATACAAAGAAATTAGCTGGAGCTTCAACATTGACATGCTGGCGGGCCAGTACTTACAAATCTATTGGGCGGTATCGGATATAAACGTCACCCTAACCGCCGAAGCGGCCTCTACGCCTCACCCCGGCATACCGTCTTCAGTACTAGCAGTAAACTTTATTGCGCCAGTCCCAGACCCATTGCCTACACCCCCTTGACCCACTAAAATAACGCTATGAACATGAGCCTACACCCCATTGCGGAAGCCGTTCGGTCACAAGGCCGAAACGGTGATTCCATGCTCGTTCACATGACCCCCGGTGAGGTCGCTGCGCTCCAACGCATGGCCGAAGCAAACGGTGGTTCATTATCTATCAACCCAGAAACTGGGCAACCCGAAGCATTTTTCTTGGCTGCTTTGCTACCCGCTTTGGCTGGTGCGGCTATGCCCGCTATCGCTGCTAGTACTGGTATTGCAGCTTTGGCTAACCCTCTTACTGCTAGTCTGTTGGTTGGTGGTTTGACCGGAGCTATCACTGGAGATATGAAGCAAGGTCTAATGGCTGGCCTTGGCGCTTATGGCGGTTTCGGTCTCGGTGAATCTTTGATGGGGGCAGGTACTACCGCCGCTGCCACTACCCCTGCTGTTACTGCCGCTGGTGCAGTTAATCCAGCTTCTGTTGCCTCTGGCGCAGGCGACGCCGCTATGGCTCAACAAATGGCCATGCGGCAGTCTATTACTCCCGCTGCCACTTCGGGTGTGGTTACTAATCCTATTCTTGGTGGTGAACCTGTTGTTGGGGGTATTAGAAGTCTTCAGACAGAAATACTTCCGTATGGGGCAGAAAATATAGCCGCAGCTCAGCGGTTGAAAATATCCGCTATGCCTAACGTTTACGGACCGGCTCCCGTCGCTTCCGCCGTTGCTCCCGCTGCTTCTGTTGCCTCTGGCGCAGGCGACGCCGCTATAGCTCAACAAATGGCCCTGCAGCAATCTACTGCTCCCGTTGCCGCCGCTGTCCAGCCAACTCCCAGTATGATGGAAGCTATCCGTAGTGGTTCCGGTACTGTTACCGGCGGAGATGTTTTCTCTCAAATGGGCGGTGGTTTGAAAAGCATAACCTCGTCTGGTGGGGCTGCTGGTGATTTCCTCAAAGGGAATGTAAGCAATATAGCTATGGCTGCAACCCCTGCTCTTATGGCAGAAGGTGAACCAGATAAAGTTAAAGGAGATACCGCGCAATACTACTACCCTGAGTTTAGTTCTGGGCAGTTGTCTAAGCAGGAGATCGATGCCCAATATGCCGACAGGCCCGGTACTACGGCGGAGCGTTTATACCGACAAGTTAGATATGGCCCACGCCAGAGTCGTGAAGTTACCGCTGCTCAAGGTGGACGGATTCCCGGCTATCAATATGGCGGTATCCCCGAAATGGTACCCCGTGGGGTTGAAGGTCCGCAAGTAGAGAAACCTCAAGCTACTGAGGGTCAGCGCAGCATGGCAAGGATGCTGCCGACTGCATTAGGTTTGGCTGGAATGAACCCGCTAGGCGCTACGATTGCTGGGGTTGCGGCTACGTTAGGTATTGAGCGTAATAACCCAGCACTGGGTGGAAGTATTACCAACGGTATCCTCCCCGCACTGACGGGTGGGTACCAAGACCCAGCACCGGTAGTTGGTATGAACGACATGCGTGTAGTGTCCCCCGGTGGGCCCGGACAGGCTCCTGTAGTTACAAGTGATTCTACAAATGGTGGATATACCGCCGGTGTAGGTACTCAAGGCTCCGCTTCTTACTCTAATTATGGTGGTGAAGCCGATCTTGCTGCTGGCGGTGTTGCCTCTTTAAGTTACAAGCAAGGTGGCCTGAAGGAAGATTCGTTTATTATCCCCGCCGACGTGCTCGCAGCTTTAGGTAACGGCAGTAACGATGCTGGTCTGATGGCTCTGAATAAGATGCTCACCAAAGTCGGTGCCCCCCGTGCCGAGAAGATTGACGGTCCGGGCGATGGCAAGAGTGACTCTATCCCCACCTCTATTGAGGGTAGACAGCCAGCACGGGTAGCCAAGGACGAGGCTTATGTGCCTACCGAATCAGTTCGCCGACTGGGTGGCGGAGACGTTAAAAAGGGTGCTAAGAAGTTGTACGACTTGATGTCCCGTGTCCGTAGAGCTGCTCATGGTACGGATAAGCAACAGCGCACTGTCAACCCTGACAGGATGGTACGTGCCTAATGGAAATGTCTCTCGTCTACCCCGGGCAGGTCAGCTACGTGCTCCCTGCCCTTTTACCCTATCTACAGAAGTCAGAAGAGTGGACTCGTGGCAGGGCAAAGGTGGACGACATAATTCGGTTCATACTAAATGGCCAAATGTATTTGTTTGTTGCACACGAAGGCAATACAATCTATGGGCACGTTATAGTAGAAGTAAAACAATATCCGCAGTGCAAAATGCTGACAGTTCAGTATTGTGCGGGCGAACCTAACCACATGGAACATGTGGAAGATGAGATGTTTGGGGTATTAGAGCGCTTTGCCAAGGATGCAAGTTGTTCTGGTATCGAATTCGTCGGACGCCCGGGTTGGCGAATGACTGCTAAGAAACACGGTTTTGAGGTACAAGAAGTTGTGTACCAGAAATTCTTAGGGGAATAGTTATGTCTAGTGGTGGTGGTGGTTCTTCGCAAACAAGTCAAACACAAACGGTAGAGTTACCAGCGTGGGCTAGGGAGTACGCTAAGGAAACCCTAGCTAAAACGGCTGCTATTACGGACGAACCGTACAAGCCCTATGAAGGCGAGCGTATCGCTGAGTTTACTCCTACGCAGACGCAGACCCAAGAAAAAATAATGGGTATGGATGTAGCGCCTCAAATGGAGATGGCTACTGGAATAACTGGTGCGGGAGGTTTGGCTTCTCTTGGCGCTGGTGCTCAGTATGGCCAAATGGCTACTGATCCGGGCTCTATGCAGGCGTACATGTCCCCATACATGCAAAACGTTGTTGATATTCAGCAGCGCGAAGCAATGCGTCAAGCTGGTATTGCAGGTACTCAACGAGGTGCACAGGCAGTAAAGTCAGGTGCTTTTGGCGGCTCTCGCCAAGCCATTATGGAGGCCGAAGCAGGTCGCAACCTGCAACAACAGTTGGGTGATATTCAAGGCCGTGGTCTACAGTCTGCGTTTGAACAAGCCCGTCAAGCTCAACAATTTCAAGCGGACCTCGGTCTTCGTGGTGCAGGCCAAGGAATTCAAGCTGGTCAAATGCTCGGACAACTTGGTGCTACGCAGTTTGGGCAAGAGAAGGACATTCTGCAAGCCCAGATGGGTGTTGGCGAGCAGCAGCGTGCTATGGATCAATCCAAGCTCGACCTTGGTTACCAAGACTTTTTGCGTCAACAACAGTATCCGTATCAGCAGCTTGGCTTCATGGCTGACATGGTTCGCGGTATCCCAGTCGGTCAGACTGCTACAAGTATTTATTCTCAGCCCGGCCCTAACCCACTGTCTCAAATGGCTGGTCTTGCCGGTACAGCGTACTACGGCTCTAAGATTTTTGGTGCTGCCGAAGGCGGTTCAGTTCCAAGTTTTGCTTCAGGTACGGGCATCTCCGGTTTAAATCCTGCTCAACGTGCTAAAACACTTGAAGGTTACGACAACAAGCAACTACAGGGTTTGATGGGTCTTACGGACATTTCTAAGCTCGCCAAACTCCAAGTAGAAGAACAACTACAGAAAAACGCGCAACTTAATCGAGCTGCTCAAATGGCGCAAGCCGGACAACAGCCGCAGCCACAGACTACCGTAGCGCAAGAAGCCCTGATGGAGATGGGCCTCGGTGGCTTAGATGTACCCGAAGATATGGTTTCTGCCGCAGGTGGTGGGATTATTGGGTACTCAGAAGGCACTCCTCCCGAAGGTGTTCAAGGTGATCCCCGTAAGCGCCGAGAAGGTGAGAGTTTTGCTGACTATCGTGCCCGCATGTTTGAGCTTGAGTTGCAACTAAGTAAAGAGCGCGAAGCTAAAAAAGAATCTGAGCGTGAAGCAGAACGTCAGCGCCTTTTGCAAGCGCGGGGGGAAGAAAATATGATCCCACCTAGCCCGTTTTTTAATCGTGAGCCCCTGCAAACCCCCTACGATAGGCCCTCACCGCAAGCTGCTTCAGCGGCTCAACAAAGTGCTTCGCAAGCTCCCGATGATAAAAGACCCGTTTTAGCTTCTATACCGGAAAGCGGTACTGTATTGACTGACGCGCAACGCAAAGAACTAAAAAATAGCGAAAACGTCAGATACGTTCCACCTCAGACACTTACGCAAGAAGATATGGACGAAGCCGCTTTGAAAAGAGCGGAGGTAGATGGTAAGGCACCGGGGGTAGACTACGGTCGCCCAGCTTACACACCGGGCGCTGCTCCTGCGTTTGTTTCTCCTTACACCGCTGAAGGATACATGAGCATGCTGGAAAAGGCTCAGGCCCCCGGCAGAGAGACAACAATGCAAGGCTTGGCAGCACTAGAAACTGCTGGTACAAGCCTTGTAGCGGCAGAGAGAAAATCAAGGGATCAGCTTGAAAAGGATATAACAGCGGCTGGTGAGTATGGAGTAGAGAAAGAGAAACGTGCTAAAGAACGCCTAGAAGGCATGGGTAAAAAACGAGACGATGCAAAACTCTCATTTATCCGTGACGTTAGCGTTACGCTTCTCACTTCGCCGACTAGCAACTTCCTGAGCGATTTGGGTGTAGCTGTTGGTAAGGGCGGTAAAGCGTACGACGCAAAAATTGAACAGATTGATATTGCCAAAGAGAAGCTGCAGGACTCTATTGATACCATCATGGATCAGCGCCGTGGTGATAAGATTGCTAACGCTAAAGACAGACGTGCGGCTGATGCTGCTCTGTCTAAAGCCGAATTCGAGTTAGCTAAAGCGCTTGCTGGTACGAAGACAGCACAGGGCAAAATGGATATGGAAGATGCTAGGGCGGCGGTTAACACGGCTACATCTACCGCTATGACCATTGCCACACGTCAACATGCCACTGCGTTGTCTACATACGAGCAACAGCAAGCCGCTGCGCGAGAGGCTGCAAAACCAGAAAGCCGCGATGCAATGCAGGCTCGTATTACTACCATGCTGGCTAGCTCTGATCCGGCTGTTCGGGCACAAGGTCGTAGACTGCGAGATGAGGCTGCTGAAGTAACCGAAGCATTCACCTACAAAACACCTCCGGGCCAAATTACTCCAGCAGTTGATTTCGCCGCTCGCCAAGACATAGTTGAACAGGTATATAAGGAAGCGCAGGAACGCGCTAGCAAATTTAGTATGTCGCTGGAAAAACTTAACCCGACAGATAGAGCCGCTGCAATACAAGATGAAATTGATAAGCGGTACGGAGCTCTAATGAGGGGTCGTAACGTTCCTACAGGTGCTCCTACTGGCGGCGGTGCTGGTGGAGCCCCTACAGGTGGACAGGGAGGTATGTCCTACAAAGATGCCATGAAGCAATAACAAGGATAAATAATGCCCTACTCTTTGACTACTCCTAGCGGGCAGGTTATCAACGACATCCCTGATGATGTACCACAGGCAGAGGCTTTACGTCAGTTGCAAATGCGTCGGCCAGAGTTGTTCTCTAAGCCGACCTCACCGTATTCCATAACTACCCCAAGTGGTCAAGTCATCAACGACATCCCTGCGGATGTACCCAGAGAGCAGGCGCTTGAAAACCTAAAACGCGCTCAGCCTAATTTGTTTGTAACACAGCCCGCTGCTAAACCGGGCGAAGAAGCGCTACCCTCACAAGAGCAAGCCGACAACCAAACTTTTTGGCGGTCTGTAGCAGACGTACCGTTGCAGTTCCAGCGTGGCGCGTTGATGATTGCAAAAGCTGGTGTCGATATGTTCGGCGCTGGTAGCGAAGCGGCGCAGGCTCTTGAGAAAGCGGATACTCACTTAGCTGGTTTACTAAGCGCTCAAGCTAAACGCGATGCGGCTGAAGTCAGTCGTATTTGGGAAGACGCTAAAGACAAGGGTATAGGCGATCAAGTACTGGCGGGTCTTGAAGCTCTTGCCGTAGCCCCCATAGATTTGATTTCTCAAGCTCTTGGTACTGCGGTACCAACTTTGGCTGCTGGCGCTCTTACTATAGCCACAGGCGGTGGCGCTTTGGCTGCTGGTGTTACGGCTGGTACTGTTGGTCTTGGTACCGGTATGGGCTTGATTAAAGGTGAGGTGTATGACGCAGTTAAGGGGGCGCTGAAGCAAAAGAACGTACCCGAAGAAGAAGCTGCTGCAAGAGCCGAAGCCGCTCAAAGCTATGCCGGTGAAAACTTAGACTTGATTATTGCTGGTGGCGGTATTAACGCGCTTGCCGAAATTACAGGTCTGGGTAAATCGTTTTTCCGTAGCAGGATTAACGCCACTTTAAAGAAGAGCTTAGGTAAAGAAGCCGCCGAGAGAGCTACAGCCGAAGCTGCTAAAGAAGAAGTTGCAAAAACAGCCGCACGGACTATGCCGGGGCAGGCAGCACTAACTGCAGGGGCAGAAGCTCTTGGCGAAGGCGCACAAGGTGGGTATGAACAGCTAGCTCAGAACATTGCACTGCAGCGCGAAGGGTTTGATGTACCTACTATGCGAGGCGTAGTGACTTCTGGTGTGCTGGAAGCTGGCGCAGGTGCCCCCCTTGGTGCAGGTGCAGGTGCCCTTGAAGTTAGACAGGCTCGGCAGACTCTCCGAGCAATGGAAGATGCGGACATTCTTAAAGAAGACATGGCTCGCGCACAAGCTGAGCTTAAGGAGCGCACTCGGTTAGCTGAACTAGACAGCATCATTACCGGTAATCCAGTAATTGCTACTGATGAACAAGGCGAAACCGTCCGTGACGAAAACGGCGTACCGGTAGTTTCAGAGGGGACTTTTGGTCGGGAACTAACAGAAGAAGAGCAAGCCGAGTACGACGAATTACAGGCTAAATTAAGACCTACAACCCCCGTTCCTGCAACGCCAGAAGAGCGAGAGGCCGCTGTTGAAGCTGAGTTCAATAGGCTTTTAAAGTTGGGATACGACGAAAAAGATGCCCAAGCACAGGCCCAAGCCAATATTGAGTACCAAGTCGCTGAAGACGAAGATGTTCGCCAAAAAGAAAAAGCCCGTGTTGATGCCCGTAATCAATTTGCCGTTTTTTACGACGAATATTTAGGCGCTGGCTATTCAGAAGAAGAAGCTACGCTACGAGCCTTAGATGATCTAAATGACCAACTAGAAGCCGCAGAGCGTGAAGCGCAACGTGAAACAGAAACCCCCGCTGCGGATGTTACGGGTATGGGGGTAGCTCCAGAAGTTACTGCTGGGCAAGAAGCCGCTGATGTAATTGATTTAGGCGCTCCAGTGGACTTGACAGCTAACATGCCAGAAGTAGCATTAGGGCAGTTTAGTCCGGGGTCTACAGCTACCACCACTATTGAGCGCGATGGTAAAACCACTACGACCACAATCCCTGCCAGAGCTGCACCAACTGATGTAAGCAACACAGAACTCACACGGCTTATTGAGCGTCGGATGGACGAGCTAGACGCGGCTGGTGATGGTACGGCAGAAGCTGCTGTTATTCAAAATGAAATCAATGAACTACAAGCAGAGCAACGGCGTCGCAGAGCGGGACAGTCGCTAACAGAAAAAACCAGTAAGTCCCAGCGTGATCTGTTTGAAGACGCAGGTAAAAGTGAAAGTGAAGGTGAACCGCAACCCACCGCAAAACTATCACGTACCATAGAGGACATCATTAATGATCTTAGTCCTGAAGCACGAGCTAAATACGACGCTGCTGCTGCAGAAGCCGAAAGACAACGTGCTAAACGTAAGGGTCGTCGTGGTAGACCACCGCTTACCGAAGAAGGCACACCAGAACGCGCCGAACAAAAGAAAGCACGAAAGAAAGTTGTTTCGGATAACACCTACTATACCAGAGTCGTTAAGGAGTTTAGGGAGCGGTTTACCAAACTTTATAGAGACGACGGTGGTCGAGAAGACGCACTAGCCGCTACGCTAGAATCTGGCAGTAGCAAAGCTAGCGCTGCAGTAGGCAACTATATAGAGAAGTTAAAGGGGCAAGAAGAAAAATTAATAGCCGAAATGTTATTTATGTACGAAGGGATGCCCAATAACATTCATCGTCGGCGTTTGGGGCAGCTCTTATATGCTATTGATCCAAAAACCGGATTTAGGGATAAACCCAATCCAATAATTAGCGCAGACGTGTTCGAGAGAGCTAAACGTGCGTTTAAAGCGATGAGGGAAGAAGCTCGTCAAGCGGCGGCTGAAAAGCGAACAAACGCTATCCTTAGTAAAGCTAAGAGTGACGCTAAAAAAGAAGCTGCGGGTAGAGATCGACGCATAGCTACTGTTAACGGTAAGTTTAATAACGCCACTACAGTTAAAGAAGCACTTAAGATTGTTGCGGATACAGCCCCTACTCCGCTCATGAGGTTGATTGCAAAGCGTATCTCCAACGCTGTCGGCAATGCCAGATTTGTTGTTGTAGAAAAAGGCGACCCTGCAGCAGATAAATTTGCTGGTAAGAACGCGGACGCTATAGGGATCACAGAAACAAAAATACTAGATGACGGCAAAATTAGTGCTGTAACTTATGTACGCGGTTCTAGTTGGGGGGACGCCCTACAAGGTATTAACGCCATAACTGTCTTGCATGAGGCTTTGCATGCGGCATTAGATCGCAAAATTTTAGTTGTGCAAGCTGGCGATGCGCTTGGCATACTAGCATCCAAAGCGGAAAGGGATTTCTACGCCGACATACAGGCCCTACAGCGTGCGGCTGCAGTTGAATTTGCGGTTTCAGCCAAGTTTGGTACTGGAGACAAAGTTTTAACCGCAGCGGTAGCTGACATAGTAGACAGCTCTGGGGGAGATGTATTTAACCCTAACAAGCCTGAAGAGTTTATTGCGTATGCACTAAGCGAACCAGTATTTGAAACCTTCTTAAACAGCTTTACACCTGACCGTTCAAATCTTACCGCTTATGGCAAGTTTGTTGAGTTGGTGCGTGAGTTGTTTAAGTTTACAAAAAATCAAGTCACTGCTCTGACAGAATTGGTTTCTGCTATAGACGCTGGTATCAGTACTCGGTCTTCTAGGAAGGTTATACAGGCTGCAATAGCAGCCGAAATGTCTTCAAACGCTAATAAGCGGGAGAGAAAAACTAGAAACGACATGAAGAATCTTGCCAAGGAGCAAGATAGTGTGGCTAAAGGCTACGAGGAAAGCGAAGACTCAGGCAAAGTAAAGGACAGCATTTTAGGTAGTGTAGATTTACGCAGCAGTGGTGCCGCCGTTGAGAGTTTAAAGACTGTGTTTACCACAGCGACCAACAAAGGTAGAAGAAATTTAGCCAAGGTTCTTACTTTACCTCTATTGGCTGAGATAGCTGAACGCATGGGGCTTAAGTCTGTTGCAGACGGCGCGGCTACAGTTGGTAAGATGAACTCTATGGCTGACAACATTTTGTTGGGCGCTCAGGAAACTCTGGACAACACGTTTAGAACTTTCCAAGGCAGACCAAAGGCTATGTCTGCGTTTACTCGGTTAGCACTGCAATCAACCCTGTTGAATATAGACCCGTCTACAAACTTTTCTAGCCCACAACTTAACAAGTTGTACGCTGCGCTGGACGAAAAAGGTAAACGCGAATACATCCGCATGCGGGATTATTTCCAAGGCATGACCCAGATGTACACCCGCTTCTTGGATGATCGCGTCAATAATTTAGGTCTTTCAGCCAAAGAGGAAGCGAACGTTCTGGAAAAGATAAAGGCGATGTACGAGACGGGGGCCAAGATTTATCCGTTCTTCCCCCTGAAACGTTTTGGTGATTACTGGATTCGGATCGGCACAGGAAAGGACCGGAAGTTCTTTACGTTTGAGTCGGAGTTTGCCCGTGACCAAGCTGTAAAGAAGTTTGCAAAAGCGCGTAACATGACCGTAGATGCTTTCCTCGACCAGAAAGAGGGGACTAAATCGTACGCAAAAATTGGTAACAAGATAAATGGTTTACGCGGCGAGTTGTTTAGCGACAATATGGCCAAAACATTGCAGGATATATTCAACGCCATAGATGCAATGGACTCAGCCGATGCCGACGCTAAAGAGAAATTAAAAGATGACGTTTATCAAACGTACTTAGCAACGTTACCTGACCAGAGTATTCGTAAACAGTTCCTGCACCGCGAAGGTATTACCGGCTATTCAACAGACTTCTTACGTAGTTTTGTGGAAGCTGCAACGCACAACGCTTTCCAACTGTCACGTATCAAGTATGGCCCAGAACTGCGCCGCGCTGCTTCGGCTGGTATGAAAGCCGCTGGGAACGACATCGCGCTGCAAGTACTGGCTGAAGAGTTTGACAACCGCACCGACTACAACCTGAATACGTTTAACGAAAGCCCCGAGCAGAAGTTCTTACGGCAGACAGTTTCGTTTTTGAACCAGAGCTCGTTCATCTACTACTTGAGCGCGATTGCCTCCCCAATGCTGCAGATGTTCCAGCTTGGCATTACCGGCTTTAATACGCTGGGCGCTAACTATGGGTTTACTAACGCGACGGCTGAAATATCTAAACTGGCAAAGGTTTGGAATCAATATAGCGTGTTTAAGAAGAACGACGACGGCTCCGTTACCATAACCGCGCCTAGCCTCGCACGTAGCAAAGCGGTTCAAATAAACGACCGTGAGCGCAACGCTATGGAAAAGCTGCTTCGCCATGACGTGGTTAGAGTTACGTTAGCCGCAGAAATAACTGAACTTAGTAAAGTACCGTTGAAGTCTTTAGAAGGCTCGTTCTCCCAGTCGGCTAAACAAATTGTTCAGATTCCGGGCAAGATGATGCAGGCAACGGAGCAGCTAGCTCGTGAAATGTTGGCGCTCACTGCTTATCGTTTGGCGTACAAAAAGCACGGTAATCACGAAGCTGCTGTTGAAGAAGCGGCGTTCCATGTATCCGACGCTATGGGTAACTACGCCGCGTATGCCCGCCCACCCTTTATGCGCGGTCCGTTGGGTGGCTTGATGTTCCAGTTCATGATGTTCCCAGTGCAGATGACTGGCTGGTTCGTCAAAAACTTTGCTCGGTCTATCCCGTTCTTAAAAGCCAACAAAGAAGGCAAGATGCTTGCGTTCAAACTCTGGGCGTCGTCTATGGCTTCGCTGTGGATTGTTGCAGGTACTGCAGGTCTGCCGTTCGGTCTCGGCACCATGATGCTGGGTGTTTTGAACCAACTGTTTGATGAAGCCAAGGACGATGATGACTTCCCCGAAGAATACAAAGACATGGACTTTGACTTCTATGTCCGCAAGATTTGGCTACCTTCGCAGGTTGGGCACATAAAGATTAACGACGTGCCCTTGGACATGATTATTGACTACGGGCCTTTGTCTGCGCTTAGCGGTGTTGACTTCTCATCTCGTCTCAGTATGAACGGCATGTTTATACGGGAGAACAAAGCAGAAGCTACGCTAGAAGCTGAATGGCAGAACGCTTTGATTGATCGTATGGGCCCAGCGGTCAATATGATTACAAGTTTTGTTAAAGGCATTGATGCTTTACGTGTCGGCGACGTGCAGAAATTCGGGGAGAAGATAGCTCCCGCTGCCTTACGTGCCCCTATGTACGCAGAAAAGTACTCTAAGCAAGGCATTGTTGACTGGGAGGGTACCGTGCTTACTCCAGCCGACCAAGTGGAGCTTGGAAAACTTTTGGCTCAAGCGATTGGTTTCCGTCCGTTGGAGTTGACGGAGCAGGGATACAGAACTTTTACCCAGCGAGCTGTTGAGCAGGCTATCCAGTACGAGAAGAACCGTATTTACACTCGGTTGTACAGAGCGTATGTAGCCGACGACATGAAAGAGTTTAAGCGTCTTCTTGTTGAAGACGTAGAGAAGTTTAATCAGAAGCACAAGTTCTTCCGAATTAAGGACGAAGACATCGAGCGCTCTTTGGAAGGACGCTTTGAACAGCGGGCAATTAAACAAGAGACTGGTGGCTTCAATATGAACGAACGAAACGCCCCTTTGATTCTGCCTCTTATCCGCGAGAAATAAAAAAACCCCCGCATCGGCGGGGGCTAAGTTGCGGGAGGAGGTCGCAACAAGGAGACAAAAGACCAGCAACCGCGTTGCTAGTGCTTCAATTATAGTCTCACTCGCGCCATACACGTAACCCTTTTACACCGTCGTTTATGACGACTTTCGATACCACATTTAGCCCTAGTCTTTTTGCAACACGGGCTATTTGTTTTCGAGCGGCGGCATCATCTATGCAGGGTACAAAAAAAGATGTGCCTTTATGGAACTTGGCCCAGTTAATCCTGTACGTCACCGTCTCGATCTTCATCTTCCAGCGCCCCAATCTGCAAGTAATCCGATCCTGATGCGTCAAACAGCAGTGCACGTACTGGGGGTAGCACAACTTTCAACCCTTTAGCCATGCGTTTGTTGACTGCTTCTTTGAACACCCCAATCTTGCCCAGCTCCCTGAGTGAGTCTTTGTAGTTGATTTGGAACTTGACGCAGTACTCTTTGTAGTGCTTCGCTGATATGTACAAGTGCTTGGTATCCGGCTCATACCGCACCACAAGTTCACCCCTTGGCTCCATAGTCGGCATCGCAGGCATGTTACTCCGTGCATCAGCTTCGTCGTTCACTACCAAAGAGTTGTTGATGTAGTTGCCCATGAACTCACCCAACACCGTCAGTGGGGATGCCTCTGGCGGTTTGATTTCTTCGCGCATACCAGACAACATGCCAAGCATCCAGTTGTAAATCCGGGCTATGTCCCAGTCTATCAACCCCAGCTTCTTAGCGATCAGCGCCCCTGCAATGTTGCAAGCGCATACTGCCGACCAGAACCGCTCACGGGATGTGAACTTCACTTCTCTGTCGATACGGGCTTGAACATTACGTAGCAACTCAATACATGACTCAAGATTGTCCACCAAGTATTTAGCGTAGATGTCACCCGCATGCCCGTAGTTCTCGAATAGCTGGTGGTCAAACATGCTCTTGCCGGTAGCCAAGTCGATGACGGCGCTAGGCTTGATTTCGTACTCCAACAACCGCATGGACTCACCGTCTGGCGTATCCTTCAGGGCACCCAGCTTTTGGTAAAAGCTAGCGTTAGCCGACGCCAAAGTAGTTGCGTTCCATGTTGTATTGTTGATCCGCATCTCATTGGACTGCGCCTTCATACGGTTCTTGCCACGTCCCTGCGACAGGCTGTAAGCCAAGTCAGAGAACTCCATAGCCGACGTGTTTGTAATTTCGTCTACGGTGTTAGGCAGATTGTTGAGTACGCCGAGCCTGTGGATTTTTGATGCGGGCGTGTCTTTCCAGATTGACGCCAGCTTCTTCGGATTGCCCCAAATGCTGTTGCACATGTACAGCGTGGTTGATTTACCTGACCCTGATGACTTGTGGATGACGTTGATAATCGCACCACTCATACCA